ATCAAATATGCTTGGGCGTGGCCTAGGAGAAAGGAAGATAAATTTGATTATGAGTAGATATCCAAATGTATTGACATCAGTCAGTTCAAAAGATGAAAAACATGCGAGGTTAATTGAAATAGACGGAATCGGTAAAGAAAACGCGTCTAGTTTTTTGGACAACATGAGTAATTTTATAAATTTCTTACGTGAAATCGGAAAATCAAATATGTTGACGCGCTCGCCAAAAAGATCAACCCCGGTAACTAAAGATAGTAATCATATATTGAATGGCAAGCGTATAGTGATGACAAAAGTGCGTGATGCTCGAGTATTGTCATTACTAGAACAACACGGTGGTATATTAGATAATAGTGTTACAAAAAATACTTTTCTTCTGATAACGAAAAGTATGGATGACGTCTCATCCAAAATGAAAAAAGCCGAAGAGTTGGGAATACCAGTCCTAACTCCCGACGATTTTCTAAAGGAATACTTGAAATAGATTACAATTGTATTCGCAATGCGTTAAAGATATCTGCGTCGACATTTTTCATATGTATAGGCTCGGATTCCCAACATGAGTGACAATCACTGACGCTCAAGTTCCATTCAGGAGTAATTTCAGAAATAACCCCATTAAAGAGTTTCTCCGCCCGTGTTTTATGAAAGTCGGATGTAGTAATTATAACTTTATCTGATTCTTTCAAATCCGATTCCTGCATCCACTTGCTAAAATTAACGAAATTTTCCGCAGTATTAGTAGCAGTATGGTCGGTATAAATGTCAATATTCGGATGTACGTCTTGAATTTTCCTTTGCATAATAGATGCCTCTGTCTCGACGTTGCCGTTATTCGACCCTCCTGATAAATATAAGGTAACTGGGTCTGAATTCGAGTTGATGTAAGTAATTACAGATTGAATTCGTTGATTCTGTATTATGGGATTAGCACATCCTAATAATAGAATAACATGTCTAATATCGTTTCTAGGCGGATGTAGATAATTATTAACTGCGTAATAAATAATAATAGAAAGTAATGTGATAGAAGCGGTAACCATCATTGTAAATATAATATCTTTGTTTGATATGAGTATAAATTGATTCTCATATCAAAAAGTTTTTCAATTTTATCGTGTAATGGTATGTGTTCGTGGAGGGATAATACGAACCTGTATAATATTTGAAAATCGAACCTTTTTTTGCTTTGATGGTTCTGTAGTCGACATTATTGATGTATGAAAACAATTATAGGTGATGCCAGGTCCGTGGAATAATAATTGTCGAACACAATACATAAATTGTTTGGCTGAGTCATACAATATCACAACAAAACAATTAGGTATTTCTAAAATCCTGAATCCTGTAATATTAGTAATAGGTGGGAAGTGTATCAATATTCATGATATTATCAATAGCAGTGTCAGTTACACTCAAATATTGATTGAAGTAGTCGAATTTGAGTTGTTCCTGTGGAGTATGCTTATGTACGGTGCGTGCAATCATTTTATATAATTTGAAATCGGGATAACGTTCATCGCCGTTTTTCTTATATAATACATTCTTACCATTATCATCAAGGCACCATCGATGTATAGTTTTTTGTAGTTCATCATAATCTTGGTATTCAAGTTGATCGGGAATAATAAAATCGTAAATAGAACAACCTAATCGACAAAGATCAAAACTCATGTTCGGTTCAATTCTCGGTTTATTTTCATTAAAGAAAGGTTCGGTGTTATATTGCGTATCGGCGTCTCCGCTGGGTGCGAAACTGTCGCTACAATATACAAGATTATTAAATGTATAAATACTGCGTCCGAAATCAATAATTTTGTAAATTTTACCAAAAGTAGGGACTTTATATGTATTGTTCTCGAATTTATAATATAGATATGGAATTTCAGTATTAATATACATAATATTATTTGTATGCAAATCGTTGTGAGTAAACAAGAATAATTTTTGGTATATAATTAATGACATAATTACTTGAAAAAGTGCACTAGATGCGATTTCGTCTGTAATCTCTCCATTTGTAAATAGGTCATCGAACGTTCCGTCGCATTTTTCAAGACAAATTAACTGTACTGGGAAATCTTTTATAATTGCGTATTTTTCTTGTTCGTCTGCCGACAATTCTGAACCATCGCATTCGGTCTCATCGCTTTCAGTTTCCCAATCATCTTCATCGTCAGAGTCGGCATTGCTTTCATTTGAGTCGGTCGTATATGCGAGTGAACTGTCATCGCTACTACTGGACGTGTCGTCGTCCATAGTTTCGGTTTTGTCAATATTGCTTTCATTCATAGTTTCATCGTATATAATACATGAATCGATGGGTTCTATAGTAGACTGAATATCGGTAATAATATCATCAAGTTTGATAGCATTAAGACTATATTTATTTGTTTTTGATATACATAGTTTATTACGTTTACATCTAGAACCATCAGTCATGACTTCATCATTGCTTACATTTTCCAAGGTAAATAAATTATTTATATTTTCATTAAAAAAATAGGACGAGACTAGAAAATCAATATCGTCAGTGATAATACATTTATGATTCGATTGGATGCCTAGATATGACCCGTAAAAGTCAAGAGAGTTAGTGATATTATGAGTATGCATAGTCATACTACTGAGATAACAAAAGAAGGTGTCTACATAAGCACAATTGTTAGTAGATTTTAATTTCGGAAGCACATTATGTGATATATCATTTGATATAGCATCGGAATAGGGTAGATTAGTAAGGAATTCTCTATCGTCTTCGTATTTACCAACCATGTATCGAAGTGGGTCAAGTAACGGAGAATATTTAATAAAGGAAGGTTTATTCAATGTGTTGAAATGAGAATCGGTAACTAAATTGTTATTTCTAAAATGATAACAATGGTTTAATTGAATAGAATCATGATTTTTGTTGGACATAGTGAAATGTAAATCATAGATAGGGTTATAATTCTGTAGATTATAAACATTATTAGATGAAACATCTAAAGTAGTCGACCCGTCAATCAAAGACGGTATATTCGAACCGTCTAAATGTTTGGGTTTATGATATCCGATCAAAAATTTTGACTCTAATGTATGAGAGGTCATAGTAATTAAATAATATTATATACGGATTAATTACAAAAAATAATAGAATTTCAAACCAATAACATTACGTACTCGTTTATAATACTTTAGTATTATATCATTATAAAGTATTGATAACAGAATGACTCTTGAATTAAAAAAATTTAATATGCGTGAAATAACATTTAAACCTGATGAAAACAAGGGACCGGTAATTGTTATGATAGGTCGTCGTGATACAGGAAAATCGTTTTTGGTTAGAGATTTGCTATTTTATCATCAAGATATTCCAGTTGGTACAGTGATGTCGGGAACTGAAGCCGGTAACGGATTTTATGCAGCACATGTTCCGAAAGTCTTTATCCACGAAGAATATAATACAGTGCTTATTGAGAATGTACTACGTAGACAAAAAACGGTATTAAAGCAAGTAAATAAACAGTTAGCAGAGTATAAACGGACAACAATTGACCCAAGATGTTTTGTAATTTTAGATGATTGTCTATACGACCAATCTTGGACTCGTGATAAAATGATGCGTTTATTGTTTATGAATGGCCGTCATTGGAAAATCATGTTAATTATTACTATGCAATATCCATTGGGTATTCCTCCCAATTTAAGAACAAATATAGATTATGTGTTTATATTAAGAGAACCTTACTTGACAAACCGTAAACGTATATGGGAAAATTATGCGAGTATGTTTCCAACATTGGAGTCGTTTTGTGGAGTTATGGATCAGACAACTGAAAATTACGAATGCTTGGTTATTAACAACAATGCGAAATCGAACAAATTAAACGATCAAATATTTTGGTATAAAGCCGAGAGTCATCCTGACTTTCGTTTAGGTGCCAAAGAATTTTGGGAAATCTCAAAAAATATTGGGTCTGACGACGAAGATGATGCATATGATCCAAGCAAATCAAAAAAGAAAGGACCACAAATCAATGTAAAAAAGAGTAAATGGTAAGGTATATCAAATAATTGTGACATATTCGTCAAACCCGGATAATGATTTGCATATTTTTGAATTAGTAATTTCTTTATCTAAATAAACACTTAATTGATCTAGATTTTTTATAGTTAGAGCTTTTCCACTAACACAATCATTATTGAATATGAATGGAAGTACGTGAGTTTTCAATACTGTCATTGTATTTGTAGTATTGTTACTGAGTTGAAATTATGGATCATACAAACTTTCATCAACTTCAATCTCATCATCTGAATCAAAATAATCTTCTTCTGCGAATACCATTTCATCATTCAACAAGTTCATTGTTCTAGATTCTATGAATGCGTGATACATAGTTTGAGGCAACAATGTAGTTGAATTAATTGACGATTGAAAATCAATGTTGTATACGAATTCTGTATTTTCGACCAGGGTATTATCATGTTCGTCATCGCTAATGTTAGGTGTAATATAATATTCGTCTTCATCATGAATGGTAGGCATACTATAATCATCATTGTCATCATCGCTCATTTCGTCTTTGTGATATCGAATTAACTCACTTTTTCCGTCAAGTGTAATAAAACAACAATATTTCTTTTTTTCTTTGAAAACTATTATTCTGCGTCCAAATGTAGGATTGCACCGCGCGAATGTTGATAATTTTCTTTTAATAGAAGAAGCAGATATGTGTTTTTTGGAACTATCTAGAGAATATCGTGAATGAAGATATTCCACGAGGTGGCCTTTAAATGTGGCTATTAGCGTATTTTTTGGAAAATGTGGATGAAACGAAATATTATAAGGTTCAGTCATCTCCTCGATATATTCAATAATCGTATCATGGTCCTCACTTTCGACAAATTGGTCTATGTAAATATTCCGTATTGTAACTTGATTTTGAATTTCAAATTTATCAACATTAAACCCGGACAAGTAATATTGTTGAATAACGAGTGGTACATGAGTAAATGTATTTTTCATATGGAAATAAATATTATATAAGTCCGAAATTTGGAATTCAACCCCACTATACGGATTTTTGGGAGGAAGTGATTCTGAATAAAACAATGGCGAATTACAAATTGCGGATGTAATGATACGAGAAAGGTCCTGAAGTGTAAACAAATAAATGTAGTTGTTTTCGTAGTAATTAAATACATTATTTTGCGATTTATTTATAGGAGTCAAATATAAATCATTGCTTACAATCACTTTTTTATTCCGTTTTTTAATCAAATACGCGAAATTATTAAGGGCGCGGTATGTTCGTTGTATCCGACAAAAGAAATCTAGAAACGATTCTTTATTTTCGAGTGTAACAAAGAAACTATCCATATAATTGTCTTTTAACGTAGCAAATTTGGTATTACTATCTAAAAATAGAAACCGACATTTTGTAAAATTAAGATGTAGATTGTCAGTGTCTTCTTTAAAAATATGTTTCATATAGTTCCCGCAGGTAAATAATTCGGCATTTTCTATATTGATATCAGATGTATATCCGGTATCATGTATAAATATTTTATGTGCGATTAAGTTGAATGTATTCATATTATATTTAAGGTTAATAAATATAATATAACACGTTTATACCGTTTTCAAATAATTAGTAAGGAGATTATTCGTCATTATGGGGAG